TGTCGTGGATCGTCGCCGCGATGAAGGTAAGCGACTTCACCAGATGCGGTTTTGTACCGGCCAGCAAGGCGCATTCATTGCGGGAATCACCCCACACCAGCTCGTCGCCGACCCGCGTGAAGTACCGGAGCACGCCGTCGCGCTCGGGTATCGGGTAGCCGGTTTCCTGGTTGATCCACCACGCCAGCAACTCGGCGACCCATGAATCGGCGTCTGGGTTGCAGGTTGCCCGCATGTAGGGCCGCACACCGCACGTAGAGCGGTTGCGCGAGAGCATGTAGAAGAATTGCTTGCGGGTGAAATGTGTCAACTCATCCCACATAATCAGGGGGATTTCTGCCCCTTGATAGGAATAAACATCCGGGTCGCGCTGTAGGTGCCTCATCTGAATCGCGGCGCCCGGTCGGAACTTCCAGAGCGGGTGCGGCGACGATCGCTGTATGCCGCCAAGCTGCGGATACAAGTCCTGGCTTTGATCCCAAAGGCCACCGGGCGACGTGATCTGCGTGGCCTGACGCCGGAACACCACCGCAGCGAATCCCTTTACCGCTTTGTTTCTGGCCGCTTCAAGCAGGAGCGAGTGCGTTTTACCGCATCCAGCTCCACCGCCGAAAATCAGAATGTCGGCCTTGCACTCGAGCGCCCGCTCTTGCGGCCCTGCCTGCGGACCAATGCCGCCATTCGGAAAAGCTCCGGCGACGATCAGCTCGGACGCCTTGAGAAGCGTTTTCGGGTTTTCAGCGCGGCCCATGAATGCAAAAAGCCGGCGACCTATGCGGCGACCGGCTTGCTTTCAATCTGGCTTTTCCCCATGGGCCGACCACCCTGCCGGGTGACGGTCTCAGCGGTAAATGCTGGCTGGCTGGAATTTTGCGGAGTATAGACCCCTGTTTCGGCGCGTTGCAAGTTTTCTGCGTCCTCGGCCAATAAATCGGCGAGTTCCATCGTTATGTCGGCCATTGCAAGCCAGAAGTTGCGGATTCTGAAGCCGGCGCGTCTGGCCAGTACCCATGGCGGCTCGTTCAAGACATAGAAGCGTTTGAGGAGGTCGCGATTCTCAAGGCTCAGGCGGCGCCAGGCGAGCGTCACGCGCTCCGCGTCGGCCTCGTCGTAGCTTTTGAGCGCCAGCGCACGGCGCCCTTCAAGCGCGTCTGCCATCTTTGCCCAGGTTGCGCAGTATTGCGCCCCCGCTCGACACACCCGGTTTGCACGGCCCCAATTGTCAAGACGTCTTTCGATTTCGCCGTCATCAATTCGCCGCGTCGTCCGTTGCATCATCGAGCCTCCATGAAGGCATGCCACCAAGAAAGCAAGGCAGCATGCAGTCATGCATCATAGGCTGCAAACATTCGTTTCGCTTTCAGGGGAAAACTCAATTGCAAAACTATAGGTTGCAGTCATGACTCTAAGACTGCATGCTGTCAAGCAAGCAAGAGAGGTGCACTATGGACAAGCCAATGTCGCCGCAGCAATGGGAAGCCCTCCCGGAAGGGTTGAAAGCCATTATTCAGCCGTTGTCACAGGCCGAATACGACCGCCGTATGGCCGAATGGAAAGCAGGGAACGCCAAGCATGACGCGCTCGCCGCGTTCGTGCGCGGCCTTCAGGACGTCGGCGGCCGGTATTGGACTAGCCCAGGCATGCCGATCACGCTGGCGCGGGTTTTCTTCGACAATCGCCGCAAGGGGATCAAGGGCCACGTCATGGTCGGCTCGCGCATGGCCAGCAGCCGTGCGCTGCACGACTACTTGGTGGCGCGTGGCGTCGAGGGTCTGGTCTGGAATGAGGTCGGAGAGCGGCCAGCGTTCAAGCCGGCTGCGCGCGTGACGTCCTACCTTGAGCGCTCAGCTCAGGAGTAAGGCGCGGGTCAGCGTACAAGCGTCAGGAGCAGGCCGGCCAGGAAGGCGGTCTGTATCGCGCCGACACCGATGATCCACCAGACAAGGTCCGCGCGTAGTTCGCTGAAGGCTTTTTCCACGTCGGCTTTGGTCGCGATCCGTAGGGCGTTGAGGTCGGGTTTTGTTTCGCTCATGCCAATCCCCGATAAAAATCCATCTTAGCTCACGGCAATCATGCGGCAAACAAAGCGAGCTGGCGCGGATCTACAAAGCGCGCCGGCCGCCTTCTATTGGCAGCCTGCTCGACCGGCGTCGCCCATCGACAGTTATCCGGTTCGTAGTCGCCGTCGTTGTCGTCCCGCTCGATGGTCAAGCCAGGCGCCCAGGTTGCCGCCATGTCGGCCGCGAAGAGGTCGAAGGACTGCCAGCGCTCGCACACCTTGATTCCGCGCCCGCCGTAGCGGTGAAAGTTTTCCGCGTTCGGGTTGCGGCAACGCGTGAGCATGCCCATCCATGAATAGTAGATCGGGCTGCGATAGCGCTTTGTTGCGCCGGTCTGGCCGGCCGGGATACGGTCGTCGATGGTCATTGTTCGCCGTGTCAAGCGATGAAAACCCCCTCATTCTACAGGCGTCGTTTCCTAAACCTGCGAATTATAACTTTTTAACAATCTGACTCTTGATTCGTGCGCATTTGTGCGTATAATTCAATTCATGGCCGCAGCGTATAGGGCGCAGCGACAGGAACGAAGGGGATCAGATCATGAACATCAGCGAAGCATTTGACGCAGCAGTCGCCGGCACACTCACCCAAGGCGAACTGCTCGAAACCCTTGCGAAGACCTTCAAGACCAGCAAGGAAGTTCGCCGCGTTTTCATAGCCATGGACAAGCGCGACGAAGAGGAAGCGCGCGACATGCTCACGCCGCGCCGCGAACTGACGGTCGAAGAGGTCAGCGCGGCATACGCCGCCGGCAACGCCTCGATGTACGCCGATCACGACAAGGGCTACACGCTGGATTGACCAGAACTGAAGGCGCCGCGAGGCGCTTTTTTTACGACTCAGCCGGCCCGCTGCGCCCGTTGTCCGGCAGGTACAGGACGACCGGCGCCACGTCCTGCGGCTCCCCATCCTTGCCCAAGAACTCGACGCCCTGCGGCCTCTCACGCCACCCGCCGTGGCACTTGAGGTAGAAGATCGTGGCGGCTACCTGCGGCCCGGATACCTTCGAACTGATAGCGCGCCGCAAATGCCCGTACGCGTGCGCGATGGCATTGAGCTTGCCGAGCTTCAGCTCCGCCCGAAAATGGCTGTTCAAGGTTTGCAGGCTGATCGCCTTGCCCGTCTTTGGATTGATGACGAGCTGCCGTATCTCCTCTTGCGTGATGCCGCAGGCCACAAACGCCTCGACCCTGATGCGGTCTTTTTCCGAAGGGACATAAGGCTTGCGGCCGGCCACTTTTTTATACCCTCTACTTTTCCGCCGAAATATCCGCCGGCACGCGCCCTGCGGCGACGTCCTCGAAGGTCTGGCCGGTCGCTTCCAGCTTCGCCGTCTTGCCGGTCAATTCTTGCCACCTCATCACAATCTCGTCGGCCTGGCTTAGACCTTTTTTGCCGCAGGTCAGCGCATGCGCACCAAGAACCCATACGAAACCGGCGCAGCTCACGGGACCGGCCGGCGGCGCTGGATCTTCTGCGCTACCTGGTGGCGGCTTCTCGTCGTCGTTCAAGAGGGCGTCCAGCTCACGGTCAGTAAAGCCGAGCACCGACAGATCGAAGTTATCGCCAAGCAACGCGACCAGCTCGTCAGTCAAAACAGCGTCGTCCCAGCCCGCGTCTAGCGCGAGGCGGTTGTCGGCGATGACGAAGGCGCGAAACTGCGTGTCGGTCCAGCCGGAGGTATCGAAAACGGGAACCGTGCCGGCGGGGAATGGCTCCGCGCCTTCCGCCTCGCCTGGCGGCGGATAGAGGCGCTTGCCTTCGGCGTACAGCTTGCGCACGGCGGCGAGCGTGCCGTGACCTTTGGCGATCACGCCGTCACGCGCGACGATGGCGCCCACCATGCCGAACTGCTCGATGCTGGCCGCAAGCTGGTCTATCTGCTCCGCGCTGTGCGTGCGCGCGTTGCGGTCGTATGCCTTGAGGCGGTCAATCGGCCATACATCACCCTTTGCAGATTTGACCATTGCCCCGACTCCTTGCATTCATGACTGCATGACTACGTGACTGCATGCAGCCTTGAATGGTTGGCTGCATGCTTTCTTTCTATCAAAGATCAAAAGCTCTCAAAGTCCCAGCCGGCGCGGGTTTTCACGACGCCGAAAAAAACAAACGGGTACTGGCTCGCGGCGATCTTGATTTTTGCCCTGGCGTCGTCTTCCCAAAATCCGCCCTTCACCTCATGGCATTCCATTTGTCTATCCGCAAGCATCACCGCGAAGTCGGGCGTGTAAAACGTATTGTCCGCAAGGCGCAGCTTCAGCCCTTCAAACCGATACCAATCGACCTCGCCTAACATCCTGCGCATTTCAAGGTGACTGGCGTATGCGGACTCGGTCTTATTCATTTTCCCGACGGGAAGGCGCCCAAGCGCGCGGCGGTCAGTGCGCAGCACTTGCCGCGATGGCGTAGGCGTAACCACTCTCGGCGTAGCCGTTGCAGCCTTCGGCGCCGCCTTTTTTGGCGTGAATTTCGTGGGCATCCTGATCGGTCGCATCGTCGCGTCCTCCTGAGTGTCTGGCCGTGTCGTTGGCTGCATCCGGCTGGGTATCGGCCAGCGATAGCGTCATCTGGCCTTGTGCCTCCAGCTTCTCGACCAGACTGACGACCTTGTGCTTTGCAGGCGGCCGGCGCAAGCGCTTGAGGTTGGCCATCACCATCGCGGCGACGCCTGAGTGATAGAGGCGCCCGTCTGAGCACAGAACCCAATCCGCCATGAGGCGGTCGCGCATCGTCCGATAGGTCGGCTCGGTCAGATCCGCCAGGTCGCGCAGCATGGCGTCATCGTTCGGCAGAGAGCCCGCCGGCAGTTGTTCGAACGAAGCGAGCTTGAGCGCCATGTCGGCGCGTGCAAGGTGATTCTTACGCTTGAGCGCCGCAATCAGCGCGTGCACGTTGATGATGCCGGTATCGAGGCCGCGAAGGTCTGCTGTGCGCGGCGTGAATGGGGCTGGGTAATTGACTGGCGACAATTGCGGCTCCTGTACCAGCGAATCGGCGCGCAGGCCATGCCACCGGTCGGCGCCCCCCGCGCCGGCCAGGCGATCAGGACTGGCGCAAGGATTCAAGTTTTTGTTGTAGGGCGACGATCTTGGCTTGTCGTTTGACTTCTTTTTCGGGCTTCAATGCCTTGCGGCCTTCGGCCTCAGACTTCGCCATTTTCAGTGTCGACCACTTTATTGACGGGTGACGCTCCTTCAGCAGCGCGAGCCAGGCGCGCGGGATGTAGTTCGTCATTTGCCACTGAGACACGCGGCCCAGCGTCAGGCCGCACTCGTCGGCGATCTGCATCGGGCCACCCATCGCAATCAAGGCTTCTCGTACATTCATTTTTCGCACTATAGAACTCTAAAGTATGGATTCTGGCACAGAGCGCCCATGGGGGAAGAAGTCGCGGATTTCCCCTAGTGTCGGCACGCCGTCGGCGTAAGCTATGGCGATTTCAACGGCCAGCATCTTGAAGTTACGCAGGTTGACGTATGGAATCGACTCGCCGCGCTGCGCATCTTCCAGCGCGCAGGCTTGATCCGATTCAGAGAGGCTGTACTGCGTGCGGCATGCCGTCGGCCGGTCTGCGTAGATCGAGCACTCGCCGGCCGCGT